AAAAATGAAAATTGATATATTTCCAAGATTTTTAAGAAAACCAGAACTTAGATGGAGGGTTGATAAATATATTAACAATTCTAACAATAAAAAATGTAAGTTTATTGATTATGAACATAGATTTTATGATTTAGAAACTAATAGAATAAATCTTATCTTAAAAGACTAACGTCTATTTCCTAAATCTTTATTCATTATATGTTGCCAGTCTTTACCGTGTTTTCTTCTCATACTCTTCCAAAATGGATCAACTTTCATCATTCCACCTTTTCTGTTATAGTCCCTCATGTTGTTTGAAACTCTTCTATGACATTTTTGACAAAGTCTTGCATTTACTTGTTCTAAACCATGTTTATATTCTCCACAGAAGTGACACATTCCATAAACAATTTCTTTAATTGGAACTAAGATGGTTTCTCTACCTTTTTTACCTGCACAGTCACCACATATGTCAGATACCCCTGCTCCTACTGGAACACCATGATCAAAGCAACCAAAACACATACCTTCTTTATAGTTATTTACCTTTGTATATTCATTTTTTTGATGTATATCTATAATTTTATTACCAATTTTAGTACCACCACTATCTAATTTTACTTTCTCTGCCATTATTTATCCCTATTTTGCATGTTTCTTAGACAAATCATTAGTATTTCAAGTGATCTGTTGTCTTTTTTAATTTTTAACAAGTCAACAATTTCTTCTACATGCATGTCCCATTCGTCTAACTTTTTAGGTTTTATGACTTTAGGCTCTACAATCTTAGTCTTTGCCTTTATTTTATCAATTATTTTCTTCATCGTCCCACCTATGTGTCATACCTATTTCATTATTAACTATATCTCTTGCGTTTCTCACTGTCATTCCTGCATACTTTCTAAGTTCTTCTACTGTTTGGGTTTTCTTCCAACCAAAGTCTACTGCAGTTTGTAATGTTTTCTTTACTACATCAAAGTTAGCAGGTGTGATTCCATTAGGGAAATTCTTTTGTGACATTGATGTTCCACTACCAGATGAAGGGTGTCCTTGTGCAACTCCTCCCAAGTCAGAAGGTCTACTTTCAACATGTTCACCTTGTGCATTTGCCCTTTGTTCTTCAGGTGCAGCAGTTCCTCTGCCTCTACCGTTTTTAAGTTCTGGGTTTTCAAATTCTTGAACTTCTTTAGATATATTGTATTCACCAGTGTGGGTTCTTTCTATCTTGAATCCCATTTGTTGTAGTTTTGCCATGTTGTCAATCTCTACACCTTCTCTTTGTAGTTCTGATAGTTTATCATTCTCTTCTCCTGCTACAAGTTTAAGATCCCAATCGTCAACTCCCATAACTTCTGCAAATTTCTTAAAGAAAGATTTGTATAAAATGTCTTGTCCCCACTTTACTGCTCTGTTTGTAATTGTAACTTGTAATCCTTCTTGTGACCAACCACCTACCATCTCTCCGTAGTACAATGGAAGTACACCATATACTGCACCAATGATTTGTCTTAACTCTTTTCTTACTTCAATGAATTGTAACTCTTGTAATGAACCAGTAAAGTCTATCCAGTTAGCCATATTCTTTCCACCTTTATCAGATTCTACCATGAGTGGGTGAATCATGTATGGGTCTTCAGTTGCTTTTTGTTCTAAAGCGTCCCATGATTTTCTAAAGGTTTCATAGTTTCTTGATGCAACAACAAGTAATCCTCGTGGTGGTCGCATTTTATCAAAGTATTTCCTGATATACTCGTCCATGTGAGACAATGACATTGCCTTACTCCATATGGCGAATATAGGAGATAGTCCGTAAATTAAACTTGGCTTGTACTTACCTGCTTTCCAGATAACTTCACCTTCACCATATATTACTCTCTTTGGGTGAGGAACACCAATGGAATATACAGAGTTTACTTCAATTATTGCTTTTAGACATTTAGCACTGCATATGTCACATCTGTCAGTATATTGTCTTTTGTCCCTGTGTTCAAATCTAGGACATACCCAAATCTTTTGTCTCTTATCATCATAACCTATTCTACCATCAGAATCAGCAATCATTGCAACTTGTGGTGGATCAATTCTTAAGAGTTCTTTAATCTCAGTTTTATCTTGATCTATTTCACCAGTAGTATCATCAATAAAATAATTCTTTAACATTAACAAGTAAGCGTTATCTGCAATCTCCAAGTCTCTTTCTAGTTGTCTTGCAAGATCTTCCATGTTTTGCATGTTGCCGTTTACAGGTTTACTCATAATGTCTTCAAGAATCTTTCTATGTTCTGGTACAGGTCTTCTCATGTCATAACTCATACATGAATCACATTGTACTTTATTCATATCTATTTTATCTTCACCCTCTTCGTGAACGTTTGGTGCATATTGGAAAGTTTTTGAACAATTCATACATTTATATTTGAATCTCTCTACAATCTCAAATCCGTTCTTAAACATCTCACGGTTAAGTGTCTCAATAGGAATTCTAATAGCATCAATGTTATCTGCCAACTCATAGATCATAATGAGTGGGAATGGGAAAATTGGTAGTTTTGCACCTGTGTCGGTACTCATGTAAGGTTGTGCTACACTAGGTCTAGTCGTGGATTCAGTAAATCCTTTATTAACAGGGGTAAATGCTTTTTTAATATTATCTATGATACCCATACTGATTCAGTGATTAGTTAGTTAATAAACTTTGTCTAATGACGTTAATAATATGTCAGATCTTGTCAATGTCGCCATGATCAGGACATCTTTCGTTTCTTCCTATTCGTTTAGAACATAGGCACTTTGAAACTTTTTTAATCTCTTTTGGCTCATCAAATGATTTTGATTCCATTATAACACTTATATTGCCATTCATATAAAGATTATCATGTCTAGTGAATGTAAAGGAGTATGTCAGAGACACCGTGCCCCTAAAGGTAAAAGAACATATCTAGGAGGCGGTAAGAGATGTACCCTATGTGCATTGTTTGTAAATTGGGAAGGAATACATTGTCCTTGCTGTGGAACAAAGTTACGAAGTAATATTCGCTCTAGGGCTATACCAATGTGTGCATACAAAAGAATTTAAACTACTTATTTAAATGGATTACATGGTAAATTTATCATTAAAGGATTATGTATTATTACTATCATGGTTTGAACTAGCATTTGCTAGATTAGACAAATCAAAAATATCATCTGAAGATAAGAAAGTCTTTTGGAAACTAACATTCCTATGTGAAGACAAATTGGAAGAACAAAAAAGAAGAGAAGAAGAAGAAGAAGAATAACCTATAAATAGGGGAATGTCATAACACATACGGTTGTCAGGGATTACTCTTATACAGTAGCCCTCTTAAACCACCTAATAATAACTCGATAAGGGAACGGTTGTTATTAGAGTTTAATTTAAATATTAGTATGATCTATATATGTTGCTAGTTAACGAACCGTTCTGCCAAGTCGGTAGTGGGCAAACACGTAAGATTTGTCCTCAACCCTTTTCCTAAGATTAATATAAGGTCATTACATAACCAATGTATGAACATACCATTATTCTTTATCAGTATATTTTTAATCGCTACATTATTTCTAAGCCCACTAGGATTAATATTATTGTATGTATCATTCAAACTTAACAAAATAGACAAGTATGAAGATAAACCAGAATATGAGATGAATTCATATGATGAAGAATTATTAGAAAACCTTAGATAGAAACGTTTAATTAAGGCTAAATCATCATAACTACTTATGAAAGGTTGTAAAGGATTATGTGACAGAATACCAGATGATAGACCATTTGGAAATGCATACAAGACTCATGCATTATGTAGACGTTGTGACAAATGGATAAGAAAGACCTACCTAGTAGATGATAACTGTCCTTGCTGCAAACGTAGACCAAAATTAGTTTCTAGAAAAGACAAGAGAGAAGACGCTGTCAGATACGACATGCCAATTCCTGTTTAATCAGATAGGTTTATATTAGATATATATATCATGGTATAACATGATGACAAAAACAACAACAGCAATGATCCTATTTGGATTGATTGCAGTTATAGGATTTGGCAACGCTTATGCTGAGACACCAGATCGTGTTACCGTTGATTCATTCCCGTTTGAAATAACCATTGAAGAGGGGGGGGAATTGACGTTGATTAACAATGATCTTGTAGGTCACGGTTTGTATCATCAATTCGGAAATGAGAAATTTAACCATGTCGTTCCTAGAGGGGACGAATTGGTAATAACCATACCTGAATTTATGACAGTGGCTAACAACCCTGATGGATATGCAATGTATGACAGATTGAATGATCAATACAGTATGATCTTCGTCAAAGCACCATACGTAGCACCACCAGTTTACATACCACCACCGCAACCAGTATACGTCGCACCTGTAATTGTAGAACCAGTATACGTAGAACCAACACCAGAGCCAGTAGTAGTTATAGCGGAGCCTTTAAAGGAGGTAAACTTTTCTGCAACAAGCAGTGCAACACTCGGAACATACGAGGGCATAACTAACGTCGCAACATTCGAGGGTGACGTTGACGCAAAGGCTTTGCAAAAATCACTTGCAGCAGTTACGGCAAGCTTTAACAATTCAGTCGAGAAAATAGCAGAGCAAAAATCTGAGATTGAGTTGCTTAACGCAAACGCATTAAAACTAACTGCGGTTGACACAGCAGAACTGGACGCACTTCAGGCAAACAATACCAAGCTAGCAAATGAGGTCAGAACTATCACAGCAGATAGAGATGAATGGAAATCATTGGCAGAGAACTGGTATGGAGTCGCAATGGCACAGATAAAAGTCATGGTTAATATCTTAGGATTATAACCTAACTTTCTTTCTTTTTATTAGTTACACTTATATTACATAGATATATATATAATTCATGATTGGATCAAAACAGATAGATAAAATAATGTGTATCGCTTGTCAAAGTTTAATTGGCGAACACTCAAAAAACGGACTGGCTCGTTGTTTATTCAGAGTCCAAGGTACAATGATAGCCGAAGGCAAAGATCAGGTTGATGAGAAGATGGATAAATACAAAGCACCAAAATTCGTGCCTCAGGAGGCTAACAAACAATGACGTGGGATTGTGAAGAATGTTATTCGCAGAAACGACTTTGCGAAGAATGTACGATAACAGATTGCATAAGTTGTAAAAATATGAAACACTTAATTTTTAACTCAAGCGTCATAGCCTTTGCAACAGAAGAAAACAAATCCATAGTATGCAACAACGGACATACCATATTCAAGCCTGAAGAGACAACCACC